GCCACCATCTTCCATCATAAAATGAAATAGTGGACTTCTATTTTGTACGCTACTCACTCCAAAGATTACACAGGGGAAGTACTTATCGTGGCTATCCTGCTGATTGCGTAGAAAGTTACCTCTTACATAACAATCTATTGGTGGGATATTAGCGTTTAACTCTGGCATTTATTTCTTTAATACCTGCAATACTAAATCAGTTAAAAATTCCACTTTTTCTTCCAGCCGATTGACCTGGTCCTTGACACTTGAGCCTCCATTGGGGCGAAGTTCGGATAGGTAATGCTTTACAAGGTGTCTGACCGTTACAGCTAGTGTTCCTACTAATGTAGTTACCGCTACTGCTATTCCTGCCCATTCGTTCGGTGTCATATTATCATATCAATCTAATAGTAGCGATTAACATTCCACCGTATCCAGAAAATCTTCTATCACTAGGGGTTCTGTTTATAAAGTCAAGCTCTTCAATTAATCCAATGTATGACTCACCAGTTCTAAAGTCTTCCACTCTGATGGTGTCTCCTACATTTTCTATCGCTTCTAGTTGACTCAACCGATCATATGCTGAGCCTTCATAGCCCACCTCAACACCTAAGTTATCGCTCTCGTGGTCATAGCAGAATAAAGGGTATTGGATTATTCTCTGGCGAGGTACAGCAGGTAAAGACTTTAATTGGTATCCAGTAAATAGTGGACCCTTAGTTGCATCAGTAGATGATCTAGACATAGTAAATTTAAAGGCAAGATACTCTTGCGCTGAGTTAGGATAAGGTACACCTAGTTCACTAGTTGCAGCACCTTGTGCAAAACCACCTATGTTGTATTCAGTATCTGCATAATCAATAGACTTAATAGTTATAGCACCATTTGTGGTATCTATTCTAGGATTAAGAAGTTTAAATAATTTATTTTCTAATGTGTTATATCGTATGAAACCTGTTTGTAAGTAACCACTTGTTACCTTAGTGCCAGTGGACTCAGCGTAGATAACATTGCCAGAAGTAAATGCTGCTCTATCTGTATTACCAAAGAAGGCTACCTGACTAGATGCAGCAGTGACACCACTTGCTACTAGATCCCAAGCCCAAGGAAATACTAGGCTATTAGCTATTACAGTTGCAGATAGATCTACCTTTACTAGTCCTGCTTCACCATCAATAGTGGTTGCAATATAAGCAAAACGATCTCTAAAGGCTATTGAGTTACAAGCAGCTTGATCAAATAATAAAGGACCATACTGGATGTTACCGCTAGCATCTGATACGCCTACTCTAAATCCTTTATTAGTTGCAAGGACCGCATAGGTACCAAGGTATACATCAAAGTCATTGATGCGCTCACCCTCTGGTAGATCAATAATAACTGTAGGTGTTTCAAGGGTTGGGAAACCTAATGAGTTAGCAGTTGTTACATCTAAAGCAACCTTAAAGACAGATGAGGATGTTCCGTTAGGATCATATCCTGATATGTAGATAGCACTAGGTCCTTCTGATATGGATGACCATACCCAAGAAGTATTAGGATGAGTAAATAAAGCAGTAGGTAAAGCACCGCTAGTATTGTTAGCATCTAGTTCATAGATGGCATTGTTAATAGCAGCAATAAGGCGTTGCTTAACAAAGCGAATAGTGCCACGAGTTGTACTGGCTGCATCATAAATTTCGGTATCACTGGTTGTACCAGCAAGGTTACCTCTATGAATATCGGTACCATTGATAAAGAAGTATTGCTTACCATTGGTTGTAATACTAAAGATAGTTGAGGCTGTACCTGCTTGAGTATAAGTGGTATCTGCGCCAGCAGATGTTTTCTTTTTTATATCAGTTGCATCTGAAAAAACTATACAGTCATTAGTGCCATCATTAACACCTATCAATTGAGGTGTTGTTGCTGATTGAAAACTAGCAGTGCTATTTAGTAGGGTAACTTGTCCTTTAGTAAAGACCTCTACACCTTTAGACTCTGTATACTGGAAACGAAGTGACTCATCCTGTGCTGGTTCAAAGTATTTAATACCTGCGCCAAGATGAAATGTTGATTGAGATCTAAACCACCAACCAGTAAGTGATTGCTCACCAGCTTCTCTGGTCTGGTCATACTGTTCTTTACGATACTTAGCAGTTACTCTACGATAAGGTGAATCATCGGATGCTGCAATGAAGAATGGTTGACCGGCAATAGCCATATCATAATTAACACCAGTAGCTGAATAGTTTGTAGCACCAGCAGGGTTGGATAATACGTAGGGTATGCCTTCGGTAATATCATCGCCGTATGCCATTGATCTCCTTAAATAGAAAACCCCGCCGAAGCGGGGTCATTAATAATTATTATTGCTTAAAGAGCAGGTACTTCAACCCAAGAGGTTGTTGCTTCATCCCAAGTATATCTAGCGCCATCAGTTGGCATAGCAACTGGTGCTTCCCACAGATAAGTATCTGAGTTCTTTGTCCAAGATGCGTATGGTTGTGGTGCGGCAAAGCCTGTTCCATCCCAAGTGTATCCAATACCTGCGTAGTTTTTATGTAATGCAACTCCACCTTCGCGGCTGTTTACATTACCTTGAGTGTTATATGAAGTTTGAACCCAAGTACCACCTAGATTAGCCTCACACCATTCTTTATTATCGGCAACGATAACTTGAGTCACCACACCGTCTTCTACTTTTGCATAATGAGCCATTATTTATCCTTGTCTTCTCCGTAGAGAGTTACTGTATTTACTAGTTTAACATCTCGCTTTGTAACTATTCCGCCTTTTTCATCAAGCTGGGCTTTAGCAGTTGTTTCATCATCGGCAATAATATGAACTAACATATTAACCTCATAGCTAAAACATTGAGTTGGTTTAGTTTCTTTAATCTTTGTTATATTGTCTTTCATAAGACCTTTCGTTAGATTGCATATCTTACTATAACGATACCTGAGCCGCCTGCACCACCAACGCTATTAGCGCTACTTCCAGCACCACCACCACCACCACCGCCACCTGTGTTCGCAGTTCCAGCAGTTCCAGGAGTACCGCTTGGTTCTTGAGAAAGTCCACCACCACCACCACCACCTGTACCACCATTACCGCCACTGCGATTACCACCACCACCGCCGCCTGCGTAAGTTACAGATGAACCTGAATAAGAATTAGCAGTACCATTACCACCTGCACCTGTGCTACTTCCACCTACTCCTGCTGCACTAGCACCACCGCCGCCGCCACCACCATCGCCACCAGTTGCACCAGCATTACCTTGACCAGAAGTTGCAGTTCCACCTGCTGATGAAGAGTTACCACCACCGCCACCAGAGCCACCATTCCCACCATTAACAACAGCACCGCCACCAGTACCACCACCTTTAACTAAAGTTGATGAACCAAATTGTGAATCACTACCAATAGAACCACTTGCATCATTTGGTGTATTTGGTGCACCAGCACCGCCAGCACCTACGGTTATTGTGTAAGCCTGAGCAGTTAAGGATTGTGAAGTAAATGTTAGAAAACCACCAGCACCACCACCACCACCACCACGAGTTCCTCCACCGCCTGCGCCTGCTACTACTAAGTAGTCAGCAGTTAATGATTGTGTAGGGGTAAATGTTCCACTTGATGTAAATGTGTGAATTATATTTCCACCTGAGGATGTGACAGTTCCACCCGTTGCCTTTTGTCCAGTTAAAAATGTAACAAAATTACCAGATGAAGTAAAGGTATGAATTGTATTACCACCTGATGTAGTTACTGTTCCACCAGATGCTTTCTGTGTTGTACCAGAGTAGCGAGCAATTACTATTCCTGAGCCACCTGCTGCACCTGCTTGGTTTGTTTGATAAGCAGCACCGCCACCACCGCCGCCACCTGTGTTTGCTGTACCTGCTGTAGGAGTAGGACTGTCATTTAATCCACCTGTACCACCGCCACCTGTACCGCCTGCACCACCCGCAACTGCGGTTGTTCCACCACCTGCTCCACCACCACCGCCACCTGCATAGGTAGTTGATGTGCCACTAATAGATGTTGCTACTCCTGCGCCACCAACACCACCATTACGAAGTTCACCTTGACCGCCAGTACCAGAATTGGCACCACCAATTGCTCCAGCACCGCCACCGCCATTTCCAGCATTTATTGCACTACCAGTTCCACCATTAAATCCTTGGTTAGCAGTGGCTGTTCCTCCTGCGCCATCTTTAGAACCACCTCCACCCGAACCACCATTTGAACCTGTTGTTGAACTACTTGAACCAGCACCACCACCACCAGTAGATGTAATTGTTGCAAATACTGAGTTAGAACCTGATGAAGCTGCTGCTGAACTATTTGTACTACCAGCACCTCCAGCGCCTACGGTTACTGTATAACTAGTACCAAAATCCAAAGCCAAAGCAGATTCTAAACTTCCACCACCACCAGTTGCAGTTACAGTTGAACGAAGTCCACCTGCGCCTCCACCACCTGCAAAATTTTGACCGCCACCACCACCTCCAGCAACAACAAGATAGTTAACAAATAGACCAAGGTTTCCTGTAATTGCTGAGGCTAAAATTCCAATAATTGGCATTATTCAATATCTCCTACTACTAAGAATGTATTTGAGGCTGTACAAATTACTGAGGCTGTTGACCACTGTGCTCTAAGTTTAGGAGCAGTAGCTGTAGCACCAGTTGAGTTAATAGTTACACCAGCACCTTGTGCAAAGGTCACTTGACCTGCACCAAATTGTGCAATGTTAATAGTATCGTTGGCAGAAAATACTGATGGTGGAAGTGTCAGGGTAATACCAGAAGCATTACTCATAGTTACTAGATCATTAAGATCACCTATTACTAGAGTGTATGTGGTACCAGTCTGAGTATTAATTCCTAGAATAGAACTAGAAGAACCTGTAGCTCCTGTAGCACCAGTCGCTCCGGTAGCACCGGTAGCTCCTGTTGGTCCCGTAGGTCCAGTAGTTACACCAATTAGTGATATTGACATTAGGCTATCTCCGATCCGAAGGCGCTAAAAGCGCAATCATTATTTGTTGAAATTACTGTGATCACATCTGCTGCATCCAAGGTTAAACCAGAGGTATAGGCAAGTGTAACTTTAGGATTAAGTATTAAACCATTTATAATATATTGATTAGTTGCTATAGAAGCACCATCTTTACGAATTGCTATACTAATAGTTGAATCAGTAGTACCAGTATTTACTACGTTAATAGTAGATACGACTGCCTCTGTTAGGGCAGGTACTGTATATAAATCACCTGATGTACTTGCAGGGGCTAGTTGCCCTAAGACCTTATAGGTAGTTGCCATTAGGATAGATCTCCGATCACTGTAAATGTATTACTTGCAGTACAGATAACACTACAAGCTGAATGTTGTGCTCTTAATGCTGGCGCTGATGATGTTGCACCTGTAGATGTAATGGTCACACCAGCACCCTGTGCAAATGTAACTTGTCCTGCGCCAATCTGTTGAAGGTTAATAACATCTCCAGCAGTAAATATGCTAGGTGGTACTGTGACAGTAATTGCCGCAGCATTAGATGCTGTGACTAACTTGTATGAAGCATCGGCTGCTACTAAAGTATAAGTAGTTCCAGTCTGGGCATTAAGAGCAAGCCTTTGTGTTGGTGTTGTAATAGTTGGACTAGTTAAAGTTTTATTAGTTAATGTTTGACTTGCAGCAATTCCTACTAAGGTATCACTTGTAGTTGGTGGTAAAGTTAAGGTATTAGTACCAGCAACTGCTGTTGCTTGAAGTGTAGTTGTACCAGATGTAGAGCCAGAAAAACCTAGGCTAGCCACTGGTGATATACCAGCAGCAAAAGCATTTAAATCATCTGAGGTTAGAACGTGCTTTACTGTTGCACCTGTTGAGTGTGCTACAGCAGATGATCCTGCTTCAGCCCTATCTATTGTAAAAGTATCTCCCGATGGACCTGCTGTAATGAAAACAATCTCTTCATTTTGAGTATCTGGATCTATTGCTACAGTGAACTGACTACCTGCTACTACAGTAACTCCACCAAGTAAGGTGGTTGCAGTTCCAGTTGCTACCGTCATTGATGTAACCGAACTATTGATACCAGATGCTAGTGTCGTCTCAACACTGATGGAGCTATATAAACGAGTTGCCATTAACCTTCCTTACTTTAGATAGTGTATACGAATTGGGTATTTGTCTTTTAATTTCAACGCCTCTTCGTTTAGTCTCTGTTGGTACAGAGCAAAGATATAGCGAGAAGCTGAAACACCGGCTGTTGATGGAGTCTTGCTATCGGCATTATCAGCCTCAGCAGATGTAAGGTTAATACGACCTGCATCTAAGAATGATAGTAATTTATAGGAAGCACCAAGAGTTACTACATCCTGGCAAGATTGTGGTAAGCCAGTAACATCAGCAAAATCATCAGTATTAGCATCTAATGTATTAGCTGTAGTTGTATAGTAAACTTGAACTGTTCTGCCAGGTTGTACATTGTCATAAATATTTAAAGTAGCATTAGTATTAAAAGTTGCACTGTTAGCAAAGTTATCTAAACGCCATCTTCTTAGTGGTAACCACTCTTGGCTTGATCCAGTAGTCTGCCAAGATATGTATAGAACATCCTCAACATCATCTGGTAGAGCATAGGTTGTTACTGAAGCATTAAAGGTAAAGGTATATGAAGAGATAGCCCAAAGACTAGGATACAAAGAGTTGATAGTATCGTTGATAGCTCTCTTAATTGTAACCCTTGGAAAGGTAGGAGCCAGAGTAACCTGAGCATTTACTGTATGAGGTGCAGGAGATGTTCCTTGATAGCCTCTACCAAATCCTGGTATTACGTTAAGTACGTTAGTTGCTTTATCAAAAGAATCAATAAAGATAAGTTCATCATCAATTTCAATAATACCTTTAGC